TCGCGGAGGCGCAACCGATCGCGGTCATCGAGAAGCAAGCCGTGGGCGAAGCCATCCCCGCAGGCTTCAACTTCCCAGGCCAGTCCCACCCCGTGGCGTTCCGCGTCCAGACGTTCAGCGGCGCCACGACGCCGGAGTCCGCAGCGGAATACACCGCCTTCATCGACGGGACCGCCGTGACCTTCGACACGTTCTATCAGAGCTCGACGCAGGACGGCACCACGAAGGTCGTCACGCATCCGGCTCCCGCTGTGGGCACAACGCAGGGCCGCGCCGAGGCGTTCTTCTGGTACGCCACCGCCGACCGCGTGGACTCGAGCGGCTCGGAGAACTACTCGCTGCCGCAGTGGAGCGCGTGGACGCAGCTCGCTGTCGATGCAGACCCGATCTTCGACGGCGACGGCGAGACGGTCGGCGTCCTGGGCGAGGGCACGGGAACGGTCAACCTCTCCACCGCCGTGGAGCACGTCGATTGGAACCTGTCGATCCAGTACGAGCTCCCGCGCTTCGATGTCCCCTTCGCGAGCGGGCACCGCTACACGTCCCCCAGGTTCGAGAACGCGCGGCGCCTCATCACCGCAAGCGCCACGAACGTGGACAAAGCCACGATGGATCTGATCGTTCAGTTCCACGCCGCTCGGAAGGGCATCGAGGACCCGTTCCTCTTCAACTTCCCCGTCCCAGCCACGATGGCGAGCGAGACCTACACCGTGATCACGGTCCAGTTCGCAGATCAGAACGGGATGGTTTACCGCCGCGAGGCCGAGAACACCTACTCGGTCCAACTCAACCTTCTCGAGCTGCTCTGATATGCCGCTGCCGAACATCCCGATCGAGATCCTCGAGGAGAAGAACCAGCTCGCAACGCTCGAGCGGTTCATCTGGCTGTACGAGCTCGTCGTCCCGACCGACCCGCCGACGCGATACCGCGTGACTCGAGGCCCAGAGCCCGTGTCCTATCGCGGGTTCACCTACTCGCCGTTCCCCATCGCGCACGAGATGATCACAAGGGATCGCGCGGGCAACCTCCCGGAGACGACGCTCACGGTGAGCAACGTCAGCCGCGAGATCATCCGCACCTTCGAGGCGCACGAGGGCCTCGTGGGGCAGGAGGTGAAGATCATCCTGGCTCACTCCCTGACATCAGGCGGCGACGGCGTGCCCGTGGCCGAGGAGACATTCCGCGTAATCCAGTCCGCAGCGGACGCCAAGGCGGCGACCCTGACGCTGGGGACGCGGAGCCTCTTCGACCAGAAGATCCCGAAGACGCGGATGATGCGGACGCACTGCCGCTATCAGTATCGCTCCCCAGAGTGTGGATACTCTCTGGATGAATCCGACCCGAACTTCCTCGCCACCTGCGACAAGAGTCTCGATGGGCCGAACGGGTGCCGCGTGCATGGTGCCAGCTACGCCGCTGCGGGCGAGACCCCTATCCATCCAGATCGGTTCGGCGGCTTCCCTGGGATCCCCGTGCAGATCACGGGCGGGCGGATCTGATGCTCGAGTTCAGCGACCTCCTGGGCCAGCCCTACAAGCTGCACTCGGTTGACTGCTCCACGGTCGCTGAAGAGATCAACCGCCGCCTCGGCAAGGACGTACCGCCGACGACCTTCTTCCGCGCGGTTGGCTCAGAGGGACACTTCGGAGAGGTCGAAGAATACCTGGGCGATGAAGGCTGGCAGCGAGTGGGCGACACTTTCCGAGAAGCCACTCGCGAGGGCGATCTAGTGCTAGTCGATCCAGACGGCAAGGGCCTCGCAAGGGGTCTGTGGACGCTGGTAGAATCGAGGAGCGGGACCTTTCTTACGGCGACTCCAGCGCACGGCATCATCGCCATGAAGCGGTCGGCGGCTCAGGGCTTCGCCCACTCAGTCCACGGAGTCTATCGCCTTCCATGATCACGCTGATTCTGACTCCGAACGCGCTCGAGCCGCTGCGGCGCGAGATCATGCAGCTCGAGGCCGCGCCTGGGGGCTCACGTCTTCGGAGCCTGCTCCCCCCTGAATGGGCCGAGCAGCTTGATCACGTCATGGCGTTCGTGGATGGGCGGCGCGTGGAGGACTGGGACTCTCTCGTCGGAGACGGGCAGACCGTGCTGATCGGCTTCAGCCCGTCAGGCGGGACGGTGATCGCGCTCATCGGCCTGGCCGTTTCGTTGATCGGGGCAGGGGTGGCGATCGCCATCGCGTCTGAGGAGCCTGATGAGCCGGTCGTGTCGAACCCTGAGGGGTCTTCGACATATGGGTTCTTCGGCTTCCAGAACACCTTCCAAGCTGAAGGCGCCGGGCTCCCGATTGTCTACGGGGTGATGCGGACGGCGCCTCCGGTCATAAACCAATTCATCGCGGCGACGACTGCGGTCCAGTTATCTGGAGGGGAAAACCTCTACAACCTCCTCGCCGTCTCGGAAGGTCCGATCGCGGGCTTCGGAGACTACGAGGGGACTGTGGAGACGGTTGCGGATCTGAGTGATCTCGTCGGGAGTGCTAACGCTTCGCAGAGAGCAGGGCTCCAAATCAACGGGATCGCGTCGGAGAATTTGAACGCGAACATGAGCTGGCGGACTGGGACGCTGAACCAGACAGCCATCACGGGCGAGCTCGGGCAGCTCGGTCCACAAGGGGTGGCGCAGAGCTTCGTGATCGAACTGACTCCCATCCTCGGCACGCAGGGGATTGACGAGGCAACGAAGCCGCCGGGGAGTTACACGGCCTTGGGCGACCTGATCACGGACTCCGTGGATGAGTTCGTTTCGCAGAACATCCTTCAGCTTGCCGATCGCGCAGTGGTCACCATCGCGTTTGAGCGCGGCCTCTTCAAACAAGACGGCAACGGCGGCAACGAACCGATCTCGAAAACCATCCGGATCCAGTACACCGAGACCGACTCAGCGGGCACGCAGTTGGGGAACACGGTCCTGCTCCCGGCCTTTGTCGTTACTGCTTCAGCGCAAACGACGCCCCAAGTCTTCGACATCCCCTTCGACTTCCGCGATCCGGCAATCTACGCGCCAGCCGTCTCCAGAGGATTTGCTCGGCTCGATAGCGCGGCCAGCGATTACCTCAAGAACGACATCCAGGCGGGTCTCTCTTACATTCGGCAGGGCATCGGGTCAGGTGCCTCGCAGACGTGGAGCATGGCGGGATGGATTCGCCCCCAAGACGCGGCGAGTATCCCTCAGAGCCACATCATGACGTGGTCCATCGGCAGCGTCGGGCGCCTCACTGGTGGGTCTGGGTATCGCGTCGAGGCTTCGACCGTTGGCAGTGGAGATGTCGGCCACTCGATCTCTCTGATCAGGGACGATGGCCCCCAGGGCGGTGGCGCCTTCGGCTCTGGCGCGGGCAACTATTACCTCGTCCTCGAGGTCTGGAATGGGATCACGCCGGTCAAAACGACGAGGTATCACTCTGCCCCGCTCGGCTCGTTGCCTGGTAACGCATGGCGGCACGTCGGGATCACCTTCGAGGGGCCAGCCAGCGGCATCTTGGGCGACCTTCCGACTGTCACGTTCTACGTTGACGGCGTGCCGTCAGCAGGCGTGGCGCAGGACTTCACGGGTTCGCAGTATTATCTGAGTTCAACGTGGCCCACGACGAACTCTGCCGCGTACTTCATTGGGTCGTGGGAAGGCGTCACGAGCACGAGCGTCCGATACCGCTCGAAGGTTGATGTCTGCGAGGTCGGGATCCAGCCCGGTATTCTACCGGCTTCGACGATGGCGCTCCTTGGCAGTTCATCGCTTGGCATCGACGAGCTCGGGAACAAAATCGTCGGCATCCGGCAGGCGTTTTCTTCTGCGGCTAGATTCCTGCTTCCGTGCGATACGTTTGTAGCGTTGCAGGAGCTCTATCCCAACGTGGCAGGCCCCAGCAGCCTGTTTGGGGGGGCGATGAAGATCGAAGACATAGCCGCGACACCCCAGGCGACCGGCGCTCCCGTCTTCAGCAGCGCCGCAGGCGAGGCGCGGAAGAGCTTTTGGAACGTGCAGGTCTTCGTCAGTGACCCCCAGATTGCAACCTCGACGGAAACGAACCTCGCCACGATCGACACTATTACGGCGCTCCGATCTCAGGAGTTCGCGTACCCCCACACCGCCGTCGCCGTCGTGCGGATCGCGGCGGATAACCAAGTCGAGAACGCGCGGCCCACCATGACGATGCTGGTGAAGGGGCGCATCATCCGAACGTGGGACGGCACGCTGAACAGCCAGGGGTCTCCCGCGTTTGTCGAGCGCCTGAGCTCGAACCCCGCGTGGATCGCGGCGGATCTTCTGACGCACACGCGCTACGGCCTGGGCTCCGACTTCTCTGATGACGATATCGACTGGCAGAGTTTTCTCGACTGGTCATACTTCTGCGACGAGGGCGTGCCGGATGCGTTCGGGACCGTGGACTGCTTTGGCGTTGAGATCGCAGGCTCTTCCGTCGATGCGGAGTACCAACTCGTCAAGCTCTACGTCGGGATCCAGACGACGGCGGGCGCTGCGGCAGAGTCGATCCCTGAGTCGTGGCAACTCTCGCGCATTCTCAGCGTGCCCGGCCCGATTGGCGGGCCACTGCCTCGAGAGTTCCGCGCGGCAGTGTCCGTCACCGCCGTGACTGCTGGGGGAGTTAGCGGCGAGTGGGTCACGGCGGACGACCTCGAGAGCGGCATGAACGAGGCGTCCAACCGGCTCGACATCTACTCGATCGAGTACAAGAACGACGCAGCAGGCTTCCACGGGTTCAGCGACTACGCCGAAGTCGTGGTCCGCTGGAATAGGACGAACAGCGTGGGCGATCCTATCTGGCCTCAAGGCTTGATCCAGGGGGACGAGTTCTTCGCGGACGAGCTCGGCATCTCCACGCTCTTGACGACAAGCGGCTACGAGGCTCGCTGTCGGTTCGACGGCGTATTCGACCAAGCCGAGAAGAGCGCGTGGGAGGCGGTCATCTCCGTGTTCGGCGCAGGCCGCGCGATGCCGATGAAGTCGGGAGCCATCGTGTACGCCGTCGTCGATCAGCCGCGTCCGGCTGTGGCCGTCTTCGGGCAAGGCGACATCGTTCCGGACTCTCTCAAGGTCTCATATTCGGGAGTCGATCAGATCCCGAACAGCCTCGAGGGAGACATCCTCGATAGCCAGGCCAACTTCGCGCGGCGCACGATCCTCGTCGATCATCCCTCGATCCAAGACCCCTCGCAGTTCGGCACGATTCGGAAGCAGACCTCTGAGTTCTTTGGGGTCACGCGCCGCTCGCAGGCGATCCGTGACGCGACCCTGCGGCTGAACAAATATCACAGCCAGAAGAAGAGCGTCGAGTTCCAAGTGGGTCCGGACTCCGTTCACCTGATCCCCGGCGATCGCTTCAAACTCTCGCACGATGTGCCGGAGTACGGCGTCAGCGGGCGGCTGCGAGCCACCAGCGTGATCGCGAACTTCTTCCCTGGGCAGGGGTCGTTCTTCAGGAGCTGGGACGCGCAGGGGGGGACGTGTGCGCTTTCCTCGTATTTGCTCGCGACGGAGACGACGGACCCGCTCCCGACCGGGTTCACCCTGAGCCAGGTCCCCGTCTGCTTTATGTGGGCCGTGCCGACTGGCCCAGATGGCGAGGAGCTCGCGAAGGCTGGGGGGCACGACGGCAGCGACTATGGCACGGGCTTCTCGCCTTCCGCTTTCGGCCAGCACGTCTCGACATCGAACGCGCTCTATCCGCCGAGCTCCACGCTGGGGCCGCTCGACTTCATTCGCGACGTGACTACGTTCTCGTCAGCGTTCTCGGTCTTCGTGAAGGAGCCGACGAAGGGCGCAGCGAAGACGATATATGTCAACTTCTACCGGCTCGTCGATCAGGCTGGGACGCCGATCAACCACACGAACCTCGTCATCTTGAACTGGGCGGCGGGTGCCCTCAGCGTCACCTCGAGCGATGCGTCTGTNGCGACCAGCTTGGACTCGATCGGCAGCGGCTGGTATCGGATCAAGTGCGTGTACACAGCGGCGCTCGACACTGGCGCCCAGGACTTCGACTTCCTGCAAGTCCGGACCTATGTCACGGGCCAGGGCACCGGAGGAGTGTGGAAGAAGGTCTCCGAAGGTGGGCGCGGGATCAACTTCCTGAAGCACGCGGACCCGCTCGACGTGTCGCGCTCGGACTGGACGCTCGCCAACGCGACGACAGGCACGAACGAGATCGCCAGCACGACAGTGGCCCCGCCGTTTTACACGGCGACAGATGGCCGATACGGCTACGTCACGAAGATCCAGAAGGATCCGAGCATCGCGTTCGGCACGACTCCTCCGGTCATCATCCAGAGCACGACGCTGAACCCTGGCGGGATCATCTCAACGTGGAACGGGGAGCGTGTGAACGTCACCTTCTACGCGAAGCTCGACGCGGCGAACCTGGCAAGCAACACCTCGGTCTATGTGGACCTCCGCGTGGGCACGGGAGTAGACGGCGACGGCAAGCTGAACGGCGACGGCGTGCGGGCAGTTATCAACGCCAGCTCGAGCCCGTGGTCCTTGGGGGTTCTCTCCGTGATCGCGTCCTCGGGCACGGTGGCGAACCAGTCGCACGCGGTGACCCCCGTGTATCAGAACAGCATCGTCTTCGATTCGGACTGGCATCGCATCGACGTGTCGTTCGACTACACGCCCTCGAGCGGACTGTTCTCCGTCCTCTCCCTCGGCATCTTTACCGATGGAGGCGGCACGGCATCGGGCGGCGCGGAGGCTGTGGACGTGTGGGGCATCCGGCTGCACGGTCGCGCGACGGCTCCGGCCTTCATCGTGAACGACAAGTATCACCAGGGCGCTCTGTTCTGGGGCGCGATGTACGAGAAGGACGCCACGACTGTGGGCACCTTCAACGAAGGCGCGACGATCAAACTCGACCGAGACATCACCTTCGACGCGGGCAACTCTTACGAGCTGCTCCTCCGATCGTCGTTCTCGCCCGACGTGGGCATCAGCGGTGACGCGCTCGAGGTCGTCTCCGTGGACGGGTCGCAGGTTCCCACATCAGGATCGAGCACGATCACGGCGAACAGCAACGTGCTCATCTCCACGCCGGAGAAGTTTGTCGCGAGAGAGGGCGACCTCTACAGCTTCGGCAAGGTGAACGAGAGCGCAGAGGACTTCGTTGTTCAGTCGATCACCTTCGACGCGGAGAGTATGCGGAGGAATATCTCGGCGCTGGCTTACTCCGAAGCCGCCTATAACGACACGGCCTTTGGGGAGCAGGGCGTGACGACGGTGAGCGAGACGCCAAGCGTGGAGAGCTCAGGCAACAGCGCGGCAGACACGGGCATCGGCCTCGGGGAAGGAAGCCCCCAGGGCGGCAGAGGCTTCCGATTCAATGCGACCCTCACGCCTGTGCGAGATCGTCGAGGAGGCACGATCCAGCGCCTGATGACTTCGTGGCAGTGGCCTCGAGGGCAGCGCCGACCTCGAGCTCTGCGGGTCCTATACGCGCCGACGTGGAACCTCGGGGACGGACTGCCCCGCCCAGAGCCGACAAGCCTGGGTGATGTGGCCGTGGTCGAGGGATACGGCGAGTTCATGTTGGACTCGCTCACGGAGGGCACCCGATACGATGTGTTCCTCCAGCCCATCGGCTGGCGGGGCACGTTCTCCGATCCACGGAACTGCCCGCAGATCTCGGTCGTCGCTGGCTACGCCGTCGAGGGCAGTCAGCTTGCCGCTCCGGAGCTCACGGTGACGACTCGAGGATTCGAGCAGGTCTACGAGCTGAAGTCGCAGGACGGGGACCGCACCTTCGACGTGGTGGAAGGGCGACTCGGTGGGTGGATCATGGCGACCCCGATCTTCCTCCTCGATCCGGACAGTCGCGATCTCTCGAGCAACGTCACGCTGGTGGGCCAGGCTTCCACGCCGACAGGGCGCACGGGCATGATCGTCCGCGCTCGAAAGCGCCTGACGAATGGCGCCTATGGCGTTGCGAAGGAAGTGGTGAGCACGGAGCAACTCTCCGACGTGGGCTATACACACTCCACGGCGAACGAGAACGGCTACTCCACGACCGGAGTGGTGCCGACCGACTTCGACGTGATCAACAGCGTGATGTCCTGGGATGCCGCAGCCACGGCTCTGTCGAACTATTACGTCCCCGCACCCATCGACCTGGGCGAAGCCAAGCGAGTGCTCGCAAACTGCGGGGTCGAGGCGTATCAGGTCAGGCCCGAAACACTGGGCGACTGCAACTTCACACTGGGCGATTCCACGGGGCGCAGGTGGAGCCTCGAGGGGCCGATGGACAACCTCGCGGGAGACAACTCGAGCGTGGTCATCGAGTGGCGCTGGACCTCGGCCTCGGGCTTCACGACGGAGACCTATCGGCTCTTCCGGCCTGGCGAGGTCTACGCGAGGCTGATCGAGTTCAAGATCAAGTTCACCAGACCGAGCACGTCCTACGACATGAGAGTCGTGCGCGTTCTGACTCAAGCACTCGAGCTGCCTGCCTTTGAGGCCGGTGACATCGACGGGGGCACGTTCTGAGCACTCAAGAGATCAAGATCAAGCGCGGCACCGACACTGCGCGGACGGACGGCACGCTCGGGACTCCGGATCAAGGCGAGCCGATCTACACGACGGACACGAAGGCGCTATTCATCGGGGACGGCGCGACGGCTGGCGGCATCCCGGCGACGGTCCCGGCTTCCGTGCTCCAGCTCGTGAACGTCGCATCGCAGAACATCAACGCGGCGGCGACGAACCTCGTGGAGTGGAGCACGCCGATCCCGTCTTGGGGCGTGGACTTCACGTTCAACGCAGGCGTGGACAACACGAAGGTGACGATCAACACGACAGGCACCTACGCCATTAGCTGCACCGTCGCCTACACCTCGCTCGGCGTCCGCTACAACGGGATGCTCGACACGCTCGTGAACGGCGCCGCTGCGGTCGGGCCGCGTTCGTCGTGCGGTTATGTCCGCAACACCGACGGGCATGACAACGGCTCTCTGCACGTCCCTTACTTCCTCTACCCGTTCGCGGCGGGTGCATACCTTCAGATGCAGGTCACTCGTGAGACGACCATCACCGCGACGGCTTCGACGACGGCGCAGCGCAGCGTCCTGACACTGATGAGAATCAAATGACCTACCAAGAACTCGAGCTCACGGACGACCTCTCTTACACACTCCCCACGAAGATCAACGCCAACTTCCGGCAGCGGTCTTTCCTGAACGTCGCGGCGAAGAGCGCGTCCTTCACCGTGTGGACGGACGACACTGCCGGAGTGCCGAAGGACGTGTATCTCGTGACGACCGCAGCGGCCACGATCACGGCGACCCTGCCGACCGTGGCGAGCGGAGACGCTTCCCTGGGCCGGACGGTCACCATCATGAAGGCGGACAGCGGGGGAGGCAGCGTCACGATCGACGGCGACGGGTCGGAGACCATCAACGGCGCGGCGACGAAGAGCCTCGCCAGCCAGTTCGACTTCGTCACGCTCGTCTCGAACGGCGCGGCGTGGTACGTCGTCGGTAACAACTAGGGCGAGCCGTGAACGATGAAGCGATCGAACAGATGGAAGCTCGAGTCGAGACCAAGCTCGACGAGATCAGCTTTCAGGTCGAGTCCTACCACGACGAGTTCAGCGACCGGATCCATCGGATGGACGAGACGCTGCGCGGCAACGGTAAGCCGGGGGTCGTCACCAGGCTGGCCGTGATGGACGAAAAGATCGCGGCGCTCACGGCCTTCGCGGAAGAGGTCCACGGTTTCAAGCGGTGGGTCATCCTCGGCGTCATCTCTCTGATCGCATCCATGCTCATCCAATCCCTTGGCATCTTGCCCTGACCCACAACGTATGAAGAACCCGATCATCTCTCCTGGCTCCATGCTCAACACGAGCGAGGGCCTCATCGCGACCGGAGCTCTGGCGGCTCTCACGACGGCGCTCACAAACTCGAGCGACTGGCGCGTGCAGGCCAGCTCGGCGCTCGGCATGGCGATCCTCGCCGCCGCTTATGTAGTCGCTCGCGCCTACGTCAAAGCGAGCCAGGAGGTGGAGGAGTGAAGCAGCGCCTCGCTTACGGCCTGCTCTCCGCGTGGGCGCTCTTCCTCGTCTCGTGCCACGCGCTCGCGCGGACGGTGACGGTGACGAACGAGGACGGCACGACCACGACGACCACGGTGGGCGACTCTCTCGCGGATGGCATGGTCGCATCCTCGGAGGGCGTGTCGAACTTCGTCGCCACACTGGTCGCGGCAGCGACGGGGAATCCAGTCCTCGCCGCTGCCGCTAGTGCTGGCACGTTTGCCGGGATCGGGGCGCTGTCGAACAAGCTCCGCCCCGGTGACTGACTGAGATCAGCCGAACCCCCTCCGCGAAGTCATCCTCCGGCGATGGAGCGGAGGGGGGGAGGCACTTAGTCAGCCCAGTCCTCGCCGCCAGCGATGAGATCATACATCTCTTCGCACAGCTCCTGCTCGGTCACGAAGCGCGTGGCGACCTTGATCAGGTGAACCTCAAGGCTCCGGCGCACGTCGATGTCGTCATCGTAAGCGTCGGGGATCTCGATCTCCAGCCAGACGGACGCCTCGCATATATCGCTCACGGAATCGCAGGTGAACCCGATCACCTCGTCAGGCTCGCCGGGGTCGTCGCGCGTGGCTCGATAGCCCATCTCGACCTGAAGGGTCCAGTCGAACCCGTGCCACTTCATCGTTCTCTCGGTCTTGCTCATCACTCCACCTCCGGCCAAGGGTAGTCCGTCGAGTCAGGCCACGCGGTCCAGCCGCCCTCCCTGAGTCGATCGTAGTGCTCACGCGCAACGTCGAGCGGGAAGAAGCCGACCGTCGCAGCCTCGTCGTCGCGAAGGATCTCGATCTGCACCGCCTCCTCGCCGTGCCGTCGCGTGGGCGAGTAGTACATCTCCGTCGTTACGCCGTCGCCCAGGCGCGGCGCGATCAGGCTACAGGCTCGGCGCATCACGGCGTCACCTCTTGGCGAAGGAAGCGCGGGCTCCGGAGCGGATCGCTCATCTCGTCGAAGTAGAAGCCCGCGTGGATCGCGACGTTCCGCATGATGCCGCGAAGGTCTAACGCGCGGCGCGTGGGGCCACCTGCGGCCCAGACGCGCGAGGTGCGGACCATGACCTGAATCGCTGCCCGCTCGTCAGGCGTGGCGTCGTCGGGGAGATCGAAGTGCATCGTCATCTCATGTCCTCGTTGTAAGCCGCCCACTCGACGACCGCGTATTTGCTCGCGGCGATGCGCTCCTCCGCAACAGTCGGAGGTTCCTCGTCGCTGGACCAGTGGCGATTCATGTGAAGGAAGGCGAGCACCTCCGTCTCCAAGTCGTCCACGCAGGTGACATCGGGATGGCTCGCC